GAAAACGGCAATCTTGATAATGCTGCTAGTGCCATATATAAGCCAGAACGGTTCTTTATACCCATCCAATCAATCAACACCACGACAGGAGGTTTTACTGTCGATTATGCTGCTGGCTACTCGCATACGGATCACGCTATTGTTTTTCCTAAAAGATTTATTCCAGATACACCTTTTTCTTTTGATGGGTATAGTTACCAGCAGACACTTCCTGAGCCTTTAGTAAATGAACTTTATTACATCAAATACGGCACACCTTCAAAGATTTACGGAAACATGGCAGACTGGACTGCCGAAACCAACCCAGTAATTTTCACGATTGATCAGCTACGAGTAAGGGCAGATATTGATGCTGGCACTTTTGGACTTAGAGTCAAGCTACCATGCCGAGCAGCTACCACTGCTAATATTACGCTCTCAGGAACACAGACGATTGATGGGGTTGCCTTGATTGCTGGGGATAGGGTGCTAGTAAAGAACCAAACAACAGGCAATCAGAATGGAATCTATGAGGTGGCATCGGGTGCATGGACAAGGGCTTATGATTTTTCCTATGGGAAAGCATCAACACAAACCCCATTTATAGCGACCAACGAAAACCAAGTTCTTTCTGGCACACTCGATCCGGTCACCGGATTAATCAGGGTAGCAGGTGGCAGATCCTTGACAGTTGGATCAGAAATTTTGCTAATGAACCAGACCGACCCAAGAGAGAATGATAGCTGGTTTGTCTCATCAGGAGCATGGAGCAGAGGCAGAGTTCTTTACCCTACTGATTACGACATCACCAAAACTGAGTATTTCAAAGTTGGCGCAGGCACCTATGCAGGGCAATGGTTCACTATTAATCTAGATGTGCCGATCACAATAGGCACCACACCGATCACGATAGAGGCGACAATAGAACCTATCGCAAAGTACATCGACAACGGATTTACCTTTATTTTAGAAGGTACGACTAACAAACAAAAAGGGTTTTACCTTAACACCGCTGACGCAAGAGTAGGTATCACCTCACTGGTGTTTGATGACTACTCATATTTTTTTCCTGCTGGAAAACTTTTTTTTGATTATGCAGTTAAAAAATACCCAATGTATTTTCAACAGTATACGGATGCTACACAAGGATCCGGTGTATTTTCTCGTTCGCTCTTTACCTCAATGGTTAATTATGCAGCAGAAGATGTTGATGATGTTGTTTGCTGTCCAGCTTTGACCTCTGGCCCATCATCACCAGTTGGCCTTGTGCCTGGATCTGCTAGCACGATGCTACCTATGCCTACTACTTTGACGATGTATATGCCATCTGCCTACATGATTAAGACATCAGGGAACCTGTCTTCTGTAACACCTGCAAAGATTATGCTTGATGATATACATATAACACTGACCTACAACCCTAAGTCTTCCCTTTGGGCTTCAGATGTTTTTGTTTTTTACCAGATACCAGGAAGATTTTTTTTCTCGCCAGTGCCTAGATATAATACCGCTGTAGCTCCAGATCTATGGGTTGATACTAGATATGATCCTTATGCTGGTTACCCTATAAAAGATACAGTTGGACTGCCAAGATTGCTTTTTTCACATCAACACACCGCTAGAAAAAGATATCAGTCGCCACAGGATTTTAATGTTTTTTATGCTAATGACTACTACATCAGCAGTGATTCTTTAAGTGCTTTTATTTCTAGTTTAAGTGATCCATTTAATATTAATTTTACCCCAACGCCGACACCAACACCAACTCCTACCCCCACTCCTACACCGACTCCTACACCTACACCAACACCGACTCCTACACCAACCCCTACTCCAACCCCTACACCGACCCCTACACCGACTCCTACACCAACACCGACCCCTACTCCACCAGATCTATTCATTGGCGCAGGGCTGAATACTTTTAATGGTACTTTTGATAACAGTTTCACAGGTGCTGGGAAATTGGGTGATGAAGCCATCCTAGATTCCACCAGCTCGAGTCAGTATGGATCCGATTATGTGAACTGGGAAATAACCCCTGCAGTGACTGGTACTCTCAATTATAATTTCACCTTCACGAACCACACTCTTGAATCCAATGTCAACGGAACCCATGTTACTTCCTATGGGATGCCCTCATCAGATAACCTAACAGGATCTTTTGCTGTCACTGCAGGTGTACCATTCTACATCACCATTGTCAGACCCGCAGACATCGATGGAAATGGCAACCCCACCACCAACCTGCATGGGTGGATGTACATAGCCATTTAAAAGGATCCACCCATGGTTATTCACTTTGAGTTACATCCTTCATGGACTCAATCTCTACTGTTTGGAGATGCGCTTAAAGCTGGGGTATCCTTAGGGAAGGATCAGCACTGGCATTACCAGGGCATCACTGGATTATATGTGATTTCAGGTGGATTCCTGATCATCGAGATCATCGAAAAACCCTGTGATATTGTGCCAAGCTTGATCAGAGTTACTATCCGACAGATTCAAGCTAGGTTGATGCAGCCAAGGAAAAAGAATGGCAAGTGAAGAGATCGCTTTTGAAGGCTACAAGTCAGGCACCCTGAGTCAGACGGCTGATGAAACTATGGTGGTAATTTTTTCTAGGAGATCACTACTATGGCTGCAGGAAATTATACCTTTCTCGCTGAGCAGGGCGCAACCCTAGAGAGAGTCATCACCTATACCGACTCCCTAGATGCGATTATCAATATCACCAGTTACACCGCTAAGATGCAAGTCCGATCCACCGCAGCATCTGCTACTGTAATTCTAGAGCTGACCCATACTGCAGGCATCACCATCAATGGAGCTGCTGGAACCCTAACCCTGTTAGTGGATGCTTCTACGATGTCAGCTATCGCAGCTAATACCTATGTGTATGATCTTGAAATCACCGCACCCTCAACCAAAGTAACGCGACTCATAGAAGGCAAATTCATCGTGAAGGCAGAGGTGACAAGATGAGTGTAACTGTAGACGAGAATAACAACACGATCTTAATCAGCCAGGACAGCAATGCTATCGCTGTCAGCCAATCAGGTGGAATCGTTTCGGTGGTGGATGCGGGTGCTGGCAGAATTAGTGTGCTGTTTCCATCTAATGCCATCAGTGTTTCCACCCCAGGAATCATTGGACCTGCAGGCCCAACCGGACCAAGTGGCATTACCACAGCAGGCGCACTGGATGACCTGACCGATGTTTTGATAGTCAGTCCAGCAGATGGCGATCTAGTCAAATACTCAGCAGGTCTGGGTGTCTGGACTAACTCTAATAAACTCGATGGCGGAAATTTTTGAACCTCTATTAAGGATCTTGCATCATGGCTAACACGATTAGGATTAAGCGCAGAGCTGCTGGCGGGTCTGCTGGTTCCCCTGCCTCACTTTATAATGGTGAGATGGCTGTCAATGAGGTGGGTGGGTCGACTGGCTGGATCGGCTATTATGGTTATGGGGATGCAGGTTCAGGTGTGGCTAGTTCTGTAGTTTCTGCCTTTGGTCCTGGTGTGACTGGGTATCTTTCAAACACCCAAACATGGAGTGGAACCACTAACACCTTTACCAGCTCCATTGTGCTAACTGGCACAGTCTCAGGAACTGGTATCAGCACTTATGTGCTTGGCAAAAGGCTCGATGAATTTGCAGTGCCTACATCTAATGTGTCGATGAACTCAAATAAAATAACCAACTTATCAGACCCCACTAGCGCACAGGATGCAGCAACCAAAGCCTATGTAGACGCAGCTAGAAGTGGCCTAGATGTTAAGGCATCGGTAAGGGTAGCAACCACTGCAAACATCACCTTGTCAGGCACACAAACCATCGATGCAATTGCAGTTATTGCAGGTGATCGAGTCCTAGTAAAAAACCAAACGACAGGCAGTCAGAACGGCATCTATGATGTTGCTGCAGGATCTTGGACACGCAGCGCAGACAGTGACACATCCACCGAGTTTAACTCAGGGGCATTCACCTTTGTGGAAGAGGGCACAACTAATGCTGGCAAAGGTTATGTGCTGACCACTGCTAACCCAATTACTCTGGGAACAACTTCCCTAGCATTCACCATGTTCAGCAGTTCAGGTGCTATCACTGCTGGAACTGCTCTGAGCTTCTCAGGAACGACTTTAAATGTGGGGATTGATAACACTAGCATTGGGACAGATGGGTCTGGAAACCTGACGATAAAATCAACATGGGTGGGTCAGTCATCTATTACTACCCTAGGAACGATCACCACAGGCACTTGGTCAGCCACTGCAATTAGCCTGGCTAAAGGTGGCACAGGTGGGGATCTATCAGCAGCAACCGATGGCAGCATCTTTAAGAAATCAGGAACCGCTCTAGTAGCAGCTACCGTAGGAACTGACTATCTAAGCAGTTCATCAACCATCGATGGTTCAACCTTCTAGGAATACTCATGGCTAATACCATCAAAATAAAACAGAGCGCAGTGCCTTTAAGAGTGCCAACTACGAGTGATCTCGCACTTGGTGAGCTTGGAATCAACACCTACGATGGCAAGCTCTACACACGCAAGGATTCAGGAACGGCCAGCATTATTCAGATAGGTGCTTCATCAGTCACTGTTTTACCTGTCACGCTCTACAGTGGCTCAGTGCAGAATGTGTCGATCTCAAATGGCTCATTACCAGTCTTGTTATTTGGTGGCATT